AGAACATATTTTTGTTCCTAACTTTCGCTGAAACTGATTCAAATGGGATACTGTGTCTTTGTAGATATGCATGGAATCCCATTGCTCCCAGGCCTAGGCTTCTTTCTTGTCTAGCACTATAAACTGCTCGATGTAGTTCTGGTGGAGCGTTATGAATGAAATGGTCAAGTACATTATCAAGCATTCTAATTAGATCTGGGATAAATAACTCATTATTTTTCCACTCATCGTATTCCTCCAGATTTACACTTGATAGACAGCAAACAGCCGTTCGATCCTTGTCTGTGGGTAGTGTAATCTCTGAACATAAGTTAGAATGATGAATTTCTAATCCTAATTTTCGTTGAAACTCTGGTAAACCTTTATCAACTGTGTCTTTAAACATTATATAAGGTTCGCCAGTCTCTACACGATTTTGTATAAGTTTTACCCACAATGTTTTTGCTGCTACAGTTTTTACTACTTCTCCTGAATGAGGATCAATTAAATCCCAAGAATCATCAAAATGTTCTTCTCTAGTAGCCCTTTCTATTAGCTCCATAAAGTCGTCAGTAATAACAATAGCATGGTGCAAATTAGTAGATTTTCTATTAATATCACCTCCTGTTGGCTTACGAATATCAAGAAATTCCTCCACTTCTGGGTGAGATATATCCAAATAGGCTGCATAGCTTCCTCTCCTAGTTATTCCTTGGGAAAACGCTAACATTTCCCCATCTACTACTTTTAAAAACGGAATCACTCCCGTACTCTCAGAGCCGTTACTGGTTGAAGAACCTACGCCTCTAACTTTACCCCAATTACCTCCAATACCCCCACCTACGGAAGATAGAAAAGCATTTTCAGTATAATGAGAGGTTATTCCACCTCTACTATCTTCTACATGATTCAGAAAACAACTAATGGGCATACCTCTTTTAGTGCCCCCATTACTTAAAACTGGAGTAGAAAACATAAACCATAGTTTACTAGCATAATCATACAATCTTTGAGCATGATCTTCATCATCAGAAAAAGCTGTAGCAGCGCGTGCAAAAGCGTCTTGGGGAGAAACTTCATGCTTTAATAAATATCTATCCTTCAGAGTTTTTATACTGAATTCAGATAAGTATTTATCCCTATTGTAGTAAATATCCATCTATAAGTCTCCGGTCTATCTCTGATGTATTATCAGACCCTATTGCATCATCACAATATGTTATTAAATCCATTAATTGATAATTTGTAAGGAGTACCTCTCCATTAGCATTTAATTCTTGTATGTGTTTATACTTACTATCTATGGGCAGTTTATCATAGATATCGTACGCGCTCCCAAAGTCGTTTATAAGACCAACTGCTCTTTTAGGGCCGATACCTGTAATTCCTGCTACATTATCTCCTTTATCTCCTACTAAACATTTATATGATATATAGTTTTCTCTATCTACTTCGTAGTGTTCTTTCCAGTTATCTACTGTTACTTCTTTTCTCGTGACATAAGAGAACCTGGATACCCCTTCTTGTACTAATAAATCCCAATCTCTATCACTAGAAATTAACCAGATATTTCCATATTTAAACTTATCTCTATGTTTTACTAAGTAAGCTGCAATATCATCTGCTTCTACTCCTCTGAATCTAAGTACTGGATAATCCTTGGATAGTTGTACTAAAGTTTTTTCATACTCTTTAAAAAAATCTTCAAATTCTTTTTTCTGTTCATCTGTTTGTTCTGCATATTTATCTTTTCTACTTTGTTTATAATCAGCACTTATGGCTTTTCTAAATGTAGATGTTCCTAAATCTGAGGTGATAACTATCTTATCACTCTTATAAGAATTAGCAAGAGATTGTACAGTTCTTATGAATTCTTCGCAAAAATCAGTTCTTTTCTGATGTTTCCATCTGAAAGCTAAATTTAACGAATCTACTATTAATACTGAACCCGAATCTTTTTCGAGCATGTCTGAAAAATTAAACGCCATCTTGTATGAACTCTGTTTGTTCTGAGCTTAACCACTCTTCTGCCAATAGTACATAGCAATTTAACCAAGAAATAAACATATATTTACACTTCTTTGGTTTATGTTCTGTTGCTACAAATACTTTGGATCTATTATATTTGAAAAATAACAAAGGCTGTTGGCCTCCGTGTTTTGCTTGTAATACTACTTTTTTCCACCACCGAATAAGATTATTAGTTTTTTCAGCAGTAAATATTCTATCGGTTAAAGGAGACTCCGAATAGTTCTTTACTTCTATACAGTAATGATTTTTTGCATGAGGCACATATATATCTCCTTTTAAATACTCTAGTGCTCCGGAGGCGGGAACTCTTTCAAATTTTAAACCCGTATACTCTCTCAACATATCTCTTACTAGATACTCACCTCTTGCGCCTTTTGCTCTTGAATCTACCATTATTGATATAACCTACTTATATTTTGTTCCTTTACTATTTCTATTTTATCTAGAAGTGGGTGTGTCCAACCATGGCTAACTACATAAGTATTTAGATTCTCTTCTTGAGTTAAAACTTCTACCAGTTTTTCTCTTCCTAGATCATCTAATACACTGACTACTTCATCTAAAAATAATATATTAATTCTTGACTTAGAAATACTACTCATTAACTTACGAATTGCTATTAATGTTGCAGTATTTACTCGAGCCAGTTCTCCTGAAGATAACGCTAAAATATCTACTATCTTACTATTATCAGTTATTTGTACATTTAATTTATCATTTAAAACTATAAATTCAAGCGTAAATCTACCATCAGAAAACTCAGCTAAATAAGTGTTGACTAATTCTTCCAACTCTTTAACTAGGTTCTCTATTTTATATGCTAGTAGACCATTTGTACTAAATGCTTTTTTAAGTAGCTCTAAATTAATGAATACTTTATTATGTTTATTTAATTCTTTTTCGGCTTCATTTAGCTGGGCTTTGAAAGCGTCTGTTTGCTCTTGAATTATTTGGATTCTTGTGTTATTTCTTGTGCGCTTTTCATTTTCTTTTGAGATTTCTCCCAATTTTTCTTTTGCTTCATGAATTCTTTTACGAACTCTTGTAATGCTACTACTAAGCTTATCCCCGTCCACTTGCTCACTTGATAAGCTATGGTCAATGCGACTATACAAATCTTCCCAATCTTTTTGAGTACTAATTTTAGTGCTGTACTTAATGTTGCTAGCCTTGATTCTTTTGATTTCTCTGGATATGTCGCCACGTTGTTCCTTTGCTCCTTCTATAGTATCTATTTCGGTTTGTATCAAGTCTTTTTTAAATGCTTTATCTACTGTTTGCTCACACGTAGGACATTTATCTCCTAATCTTAATAGTTTTTCTAAAAACTTATTAGAGTTAGTAATCGAGGCGTTTATGCTGCCTTCTTCAGTTTGTAAATTGTCGTATGATAGTTGTTCTGTAACGTCTATTGAAAGTACTTCATCAATATTTATCCGCTTAAATAAGTCCTTATAGCTATTATTACTTTTTATCTTTTTATTTTTTTCCGAAATATTTTCAAATTCTAATAATAAAGACCTCAGAGCTTCTTCGTCTTGATTCGTGTCAATTTCTAAATTTAACATTGGAAGTATGGTAGTACTCTCCAATTTATTGTCTTTTAACCACTTCTCTACCGTTGCTATAGCGGCATTTATCTCAGTAATCTTAACATTAGCGTGTCTGGAGGCTTCTTTAAATACCTCAAACAATACGACATATTCTTCCAAGTGCAATAAATCAATTAAAAACTTTTTTCTATTCGTATCCGTAGCAGTTAAAAATTGTAAACTACTATTAGTGTTCTGATAAACTAATTGACTAAATGTTTTGAAATCTATACCTAAGACGTCCTGGAGAGTCTTGTAGGTATTTGTAGCGGTGTGACTAGATATATCTTCGCCATCTTTTAATAATTTTACTTTTATACTTGCTTTTCTATTTACAACTACTTCATATAAAGTATCTTCTTTAGTAAAAGTTAGATAAATATCATACCCGTTATTGACATATCTATTAGGAATATCTGCTTTTTTTATTCCTTTTGAGTTCTTATTATATAATACTTCTTCAATAATCAATGGAATGGAAGATTTACCCATTCCATTTTTACCAATTATTTGCGTAACATTACTACTGTCTAGATCAAGCTCATTATTACTACCATAGCTAAAGCAGTTATTCCATTTGAGCTTTTTGAGAGTAATCATTAAATGTTCCTATGATTTCGGATACGTTATTAGGGTCTATTTCTAGTATATAATTCAGATATTCTATTAGTTCCTCTTCTATAGTCATGTCTTTATCTATTAGAAGAGCTGCTTCAGAATTTCTTTTTACTACTTTTTTGTCTAGTAATTCTGAATTCTTAATGGATGCCAATTGTTGAATATCTCCTTCTATCTCATAGATAGTATGATTATACTCTGTAGGAATCATTTCTTCAGCGGTTTTTACTGTTTTTCTAATCAACTGAGGTAAATGAAACTCATCCCACATCCAATCCCAAGTATTCTCGGCGATGAGTAAAAATCCTGTTTTCACTTCGGATCTATGAAAGGAAGCCGTCATAGGACTACCAGGATAAACTATGTTTCTTTGTGTATTACTGTGTGCGTGTAAATCTCCTGCAAATACAACTGGAAATGGGTCAAATCTACTTAAATCAACTTCAGGTTTCACATGAGGGGGTATCTCACCCCTCACATGAGTAAAGATTGGCCAGTCAGTATTGAACTGTTCGATACTATTATCTTTATGAAGATCCGCATATGGAAGAATACTAAAACCCATTTCCTTATTTTCATAAGATGAATCAATGACTGTAACTAAAGGATTTATACTTTGGGTTACGTCTTTGAGTTGGGTAAAAAATGTTTTATTCTTTCGTGTAGCTTCATGATTACCATCATAAATTATGGTGGGTCTCTGTACTTTAGAGATAAATGAAAAGTATAATTCTAGCTCTTCCATAGTAGGCAACCTATCAAATAAGTCGCCCCCTATGATGTGCATCTTACACGTTTTTTCTTTTTCTCTTATTGCTTCAAAAAATAACTCGTATCGATTCAACGCCCATTCTTTAGGAACGTTTTTCTGGCCTAACTTTAGATGCCAATCGGCTGTGAATAGAATCATGCCACATCAAATTCATCTTCAAGAGTTTCATCTATTTCTTGAACTGATGTTTTTCTGATGCTGTCCAGAAGCTCTTTTTGAGCATCAGGAGTTGGTCTAGCCATAACATCATCCATAGATTTAAGTTCAGCAACAGATTCTTTCTCTTTAGTTGTTAAAGCTCTTGGCTTGCACTTCAGAACTTGAAGTTGGTACTCTACGTTATAAGCTAAAGGACCGGTTTTTACTCTTTTGAAACAGATATCCCAACCTGATTCATAATCAGTAGGATCGCCTAAATCTTCTGCGGCAATCATGATTTGTTCCCATAATTTTTTCTTTAGATTTAGAACTTTAACTTTGCCATCGTTTGGGTCGATGCATTGAGTAGCGTAGCTCCAGCCACACTTGAGATCAGGGTAGTACTCACGTATCCAATCCTTTTCTTTGTTATTAAATCGTTCAATGTTTCTATCGAAAGAAAGACATTCAAAAGGAATATTCTTTTTGTTGTTTCCTTCTATCCAATAAACGTACCTGGCGAGTATGTCGCCTACGACGCGGACCTTATTATCACCGTCTCGATAAGTATAACTTTCGATAGAGTTCTTTTGGGCCTTGCCCTTTTGTTGGTTAAATGATATAGCCATTAGTGTTTCTCCTTTGGGACTTCTTCATATAGAAAATGAACTAAATTCTTGCCATCAATATGAAGTAGACTATTTGTGTGAATGTTTTCAACAAGATAATCTGCATATGGAACGTGCAGTAATTCTAATGTTGTGGTTTGTGTTGCTGCATAATCAGATATACTTCTAAATGAAGCAGTTGCTATATATGCTGCTATTTCCTTATAGGAATGTTTGTACGCGTTGTATAATAATACATCTGGATGTGCTAGATAACTTAGTCCATTAAAATCCATATTGCTATACCGATAAAGTTTGTCTCCTCTGTGTGTGGGGATAGACCTCTTTACCAGCATTTCAAATATATTAAAAATCTCTAAGCTCTTACCGCCAGATATTCTATGTATCTTTTGCCAATCGTACAACAGCATATATTATATCAATTCTTAAGGTTAATGTCAAGAACTATTTTTCAAAGCTCTTTTATTTGATATCCTTGTTTCATATAGTATCCAACTCTATTAGACGCTTGTCTTCTAGCCGTCTCCCCTTTAAGGTGAATATCAATAATTACAGGAGTTAGTTTATTTTCTTCTTTTCTAATAATTCGACCTATTAGCTGGGTTAATAAAGGGTCATTATTAATAGGAGTACCTAGGATTAAACAACTTAATTCATTTATAGAAATCCCTTCTGAAAAGATTGCTTGTGTGCCATATAATACGTTTTTATTTCCAAATCGAAGTTCGTTTATTAATCTTTCTCGTTCGTCTTGGAGAACCTCACCTGTAACACAAATGGCTTTGTCTCCTGTAAGTTCTGCACATCTCTTTAGAAAGGCTACTCTATCACTAACTACTAAAACTTTATGACCTTTATGAGCATACGCAGCAGCTAACATTGATACTGTATGTCTGTACTCCTCATTACTCGCTAGATTTGTAACTCTATTAGCCCAAGGTATTCTAGCCCCGTCCATAAATCTTATCTCAGAATGGAATAGATTTACTACTGGAGCCATGAAATTCTCTTTAGGGGGCTTAAGAACATTAGGACTGAAGTAGTCTCTAAAGACAACGTGTTTTCCGTCTTTACGTTCTATAGTACCTGACAAGCCAATTTTATATCTACAATAATTTGTATCCAGTATTCTGGAAAAAGTGGGGCTACTAACGTGATGCATTTCATCGAGGATGAGAGTTCCGAACTCTTTACGAATTTTATCTATATTTCTATATAGGGTTTGAATATTCCCTATCACAATAGGACTATCTATATCAAACTGTCCACTACCTATGATTCCAGGTTTAAACCCAAATACTTTTTCAACTTCCTTTGCCCATTGATTTCTTAGGGGTATAGTATGAACTACTACTAATGTTTTCTGTCCTAACTTGCCTGCGATTGACAGCCCAGTAAAGGTCTTGCCCCAACTAACCCAAGCATTTATTATACAGTTATCTTCTACTGTATCATGTACTTCTTGTTGGCTTTTTCTTAAATCAAATTGGAACTCTGGAAATGTCTCTGGTTTTAGTACTCTCTTATCTATGATTTCATGCCCGTGAGGTATCAAATCAATACGCCCTATAGGAATAGTTACTATGCCTGGACGTATAACTGCCATGTTTTTTATTACTTGAGGAACCAGGTCCTTTGGATTTTTTGGAGGTACTATATATGTAAGTTCCTTATCTAGTTCTTCTTGAACTTCTGGAGTTACATCTAAATAAATCCTGTTACTTAGTACTGCTTTCATACTTTCCTCCGAGTACCTTTCTTTTCATTTTCAGAATACTCGTATATAATCCAAGGATATTCTCTTAAAAGTAACACTCCTGCCCATAGCATTTCAGGCTCAGGAGGTCTAGGTACAGTAAATGGGATCTTCCAATTATCTATCCAAATTAGAGAAGCTGTAGTTTTTCGTTCAATCTTTCTTATTTTTCTATACTTTAACGGTAACATTAAAGTTTTTTGATATATAAAAGGAACCCCATTACTATCTATAAAATAATAATTGGGCTGCTTTAAAATACCAACTAAATTATTTACTGATTTTCTTAAAGGTAGGATTCCTTTGTGAGGGGTTTGAAGCCTTCTTTGTCCTAATGTCTTCCCTGACATGTTCCTATCGTCTACCAACTCTCCCTCTAGGTATAGTAATCCGTCTGTTAAATCCCAGTTACTTGAAGGTAAAATAAATACGGGAAATTCTATTCTATCCAGGGTTTTGTATGTAACTATCATTCATATAGTCTCCATACTGATCTTCGAACTTGCCCATTGAGTAATCATCTCCTATATCAAAATCGCATCCAATAGGAGCACCTGAAATAGATAGCCCTCGATCTCTTTGAATAAAATATTGTAAGACTTCACAGTACTGTTTTATTTCTCCATCTGGTACTTCAGCTAAAATTGAGTCATGTACTAAAGCAAATATCTTAGATTTCATATTTCTTATTTTAATATGGTTATCCATCTCTATTGCGCCGAGGAGGTTAATATCAGAAGCAGTAGACTGCACCAGAAAATTAAGACCACTCCTAACGGTATGGCTTCGAATAGCCTTATCTTCACTTTTAACATTTGGTAATCTCCTTTTGCGTCCGAAAAAACTATACACAAATCCATTGGCTTCTATAAATTTTTGGCTTTTTTCAATCCAGCTTTTTAACTTATGGAATTGCTTAAAATAACTATGTATAACTTCAGATGCTTCTTGGACACTGAAGTATTTTCCAGAGTCCTTTGTAACTTGTTGACTTATTTTATGTGGCCCGGCCCCATACATGATTCCAAAAGTTACTGCCTTGGCAGCTTGTCTTTTGTAAGGGTATA